TCATCAAATTCACATACTATAACATCAATATTAGTACCAGATACCTGAGAACCCACACTATGCCCACCAACTATGCCATCTAATAATAATTGCGGGTGACACTGTGTGGAGCTTACTCTGTATATAGATTGTACTAATCTAAAAGTATAAGCTGGATGCCCACCAGTAACCCCACAATGCCAAGGTGTTAGAATATAGAATACCTTATTATCATCAGCACCATGCGTTACATTTGTGCCATTGGTAGTAGAAATTACATCAATTATTCTAAATGTAGAATATCCTGTATCATAAACTAACTCTCCTTTTGCATTTTTTATTCTCATTCCATGTGTTTCGGACGAAAACGTATCCTCTAGAAAGAACACCCTATAATCATAATTAGCATTGGCTCCACACGCCATTTGAAACCCAGTATAATTCGGTGCTGAATAATTAAGAGTTAACAATCCCATCCTATTACCATCCAATGGTCTATATAACACTATTGGCGGATATGTCGTATTAGTAGAAAAGTTGTGATTAGTTATGCCAGCCGTAGCCCCTCTTTGTACATTATCAGTACCTTCAACATATACATAGTTTTTGTTAACACCATCTATTTGAAATTCAGAATCAGTATTTTTAATCCGCAACCCATAATCGCTAGAATAGACTGGATTAACAAATAATAATAAACATAATATTAATAATATTCTCATTTTTTATCCTTAATTAAGAGTACGCAAAACAAAACATAACACAAGTAGCAGGAGATACAAATGTTGTAAAAGTATTAGTAGTCCAAGAAATAGTAGTCCCAGACCTTGATACTGTATGCGGTGATGTAGCTGCAGTACCATTAACAGGCATAGAAAATTGGGCAGTCTTTAATCCTGCTATTTCGGGTAACGCACCAGAGTTACCAGCAGAGGCAGTCTGAGTAGATGTATAAACAAGGCGAGATATGCTATCTGCAGTATTTATTATTACTTTGCCTTGAGCGTCCCTAACCCTTAGCCCATAATTTGCAGCATTTAAGGGTAACGCTGTTAATCCTAAAATAATCAATACTAAAAATATTATTCTCATGATAGTTTCCCCAATTCTACTCGTAATGCTGCTTGATAGTCTGCTGCATAAGTTAATGCACCACTATCATCCGCTGTAATATCAAATCCTAATGCTCTACCACAAGTAGTTGCTGTGTTTGTTCCTGTGCTCCATTTTAATGTTAATGTGGATAGGGTTGCATTAGCAATAGTAATTTTCTTGGTAGAACTACTATAGACAACTGTTGTATCAGCATCTCCCTGTGCTCTCATAATAACTTGTATATGTGCTGCTAATGTTGTTGGTGTATATGTAGTGCTTGCTGTTAATGTAGCAACCTCTGTACTTGCATCTTCTATCCAATCTAATTTATCATTCACACCTGCTTCGATAGTTATAACATCACTAAACACTTTAAACGCTTCGGCGGCCCCGTCAATAGTAACATAAGAGCCTACATTTATATATTCGTCTACATCAAGCGTTCCTGTATTTACTGCAAGGGCATCTAATTGCGATACACTTATTTGGGTAGCAGTTACTGTGTTGGTATAAATATCTCCACCATCGATTTTGGTAGTATCTGAAGCGTGCGACCAACCAGTGGCTATTGCTGCATCATATAATTCCCATTCTCCCGCTGTAATCTGATCATCACCAACACTGGTGGCCCTATATAACTTATCATCATCTGTATCTATCCACATATCACCAGCTGTTACTGCTGTAGGTATTGCAGATTGTCTAAATGTAGTAACACCACCACCACCACCAGTCGATATTTCAACCCACTCACCTGCTTTAATCTCATCTGCTCCAGCACTATATGATATGTATAGTTTATTACTATCATTAGTGTCTACCCATATATCACCTATAGCGATAGAAGTAGGAATAGCATCTTGATAAAATGTCTGTGTAGCATTACCACCAGTAACCGTTACAACTCCTTTTATCTGAAGTCCATTGGTAGGATCATATTTAAGGTAAGAATCACTATCTCCTATATATATACCGTATAAGTCAGTAGCAGCGCCTAAGAACCCATTGACATTACCCATCCTCATACGAGTTGTAGTGGTGTCCCAAGGGCTTCCTGCGTGCGTTAAAACGTCTATGTGAGGCGAATTCGTGTCCGAGGCTGTCATATAGATAAGACCCTCTCCTGATGCACCATAGTTTATTACAGCCGTGCCTTTAGTCCATATAGGGTTTGTATCTGCTGCATAGTCACTACCACCATCTCTGGTTACTGTATATGTAGGAGCAGAGTCTGCATTAGTTACTGTGAACCATTCGTCATCGTTGCCGTCTTTCATGCGTAAAATATCATTTACTGCAAATGTAGTATCTCCTAATATAGTCATTGTGGACGCATCTGCTGCTGTCATATCCACATTTAAGAGGTCACTATCAGAAACTAATAGGTTCCCCCCAACTGAAGAAATACTTGTCTTCTCAAAAATCGAAGTAGAGAACTTACCTCTTGCTCTTATGTTGTTAAACTCTGCTGTGTTTGAGTCTACATTCCAGCCTGAGCCTAATGCGCCTGAAGCGTAGTCAGAGCTTCTTATATGAACATTGGCACCGTCTATTTGAAGATGTGTGTTACCTATTGCTCCTACGGTTATTTCTGAAGTGGTATCGTTTAGGACGATAGCGTCGCTGGGGGATTCTAGTGTAGATGCTGTTATGTCCCATCCACCTATTGTGCCTGATGTGGCTTTTATTGCTCCCTGACTTGTTACTGTAAATTCTGCACTTGCAAAGGTCTCATTACCCATTTGGATTCCTTGTCCTGGGTGTAAACCTATGTAATCTTCTCCTGATCCGCCATAAAGTCCTGATGCGCTTAGAGTCCAGCCTCCTATTGTGCCGCCAGATACCGTTCCTACTGTTATGATGTCTAGGACTTCGGTCGAGAGATAGCCCATTGAATCGTCATCATCATCAGTTCTTAATCTTCCGTATAGTACAGATTGGTCTAGTTTACGAAGATGTTCATTTAGGATAGGCAAATCTGTTTCTTCATCGAAGCCCGTTAAATAGTCTCCAGCGTAGGCTGATGTGGCGATAAAACATAATAATAAAATCAGTATCTTTTTAGTCATATATTTGCTCAACTTGGTATAGGAACTCAATCTTTTGTATTTCCCATCCAATAACCCCATTCTCTGTGATTTCAAACCTAAATAGTTGTCCTATTAAAGAAGGACTTTCTTCTGAGTTGATAGGTTGATAGTAGGTGAATATCTTTAAATCTTCGTCTCCAATATATTCGTCATCTAAACTAAAATCTGGTTCAACAGATAAATCAATAGGGATGTCTCTGTTTATGTCTCCATCGTCAGTTTTGATGTTTAAATTAACCGTTCCCGACGTCCCCGTGTAGAAGATTTTTATTCGTTTAATTTGCTTTTTATATCCTGGTACTTTGAAATCTTTCCAGCCTGTGGTGTATAAGCTAGTTACCGAAGTTTCCTTTGTTGCTCCTACGCGCTCATAGGTTAATCTGAATAAATACCCATCTGTTTGATAAACAGTAGGGGAGTATACTTCGTCTGAAGTCGTGAAATTAGCTCTAAGTTGAATATAATCATTTGCTGTAATTCCTGATATATCAGCACCGTTAGGATTGGTTACTGCTGTTTCGTAAGTTATACCTGACATACTTGAAGATGAATTTAGCCTAATTTGAAAAGTTACATCTCCATATGCTCCTAGTGTTTCGTTCCAATATAAAGCAAGTAAAGCACCAGCGTCTATTTGATATACCTCGCTTACCCATGTTCCATCTCCATCTGGGCGGTCAATTACTGCATCAGGAAGATAGGTTTTTATTTTATCTAGGGTATCAATATTAGCATTTTTAGTTTGGAGTTCTGTTTCCCACGTATCTATAGTACAATCCCAGCCTATTTCTAGGGTAGGGGAGTTTTCTGTTCCGTAAGCTCTGGTGTCGTCGTATGTACCCTCGTCAAGTTCACTTTCAAATCTAATGTTTAAGAGCGGGTCAGAATAAGACACCCCTTGTACAAGCCCATCAGACTTAGACGAGCCTAAATATACAACCCCTGAGTCTGTGCTGGCATCAAAGGCAGCCCAACAGTTTGCGTTTATTGTATCTACTACATAGGCATCTCTGATTAAATCATACACCAAAACCTTGTTATTTATCGAAACCCCTGATTCGTAAGAATTGTATGATAGGCGATATTCATTGTTAAAGTATATTCCTACGCAATTATCTATGTTTGTTCGAGATATATCTTTTATCTGAGGAGTTACAGCGTCTGAAATCAGCTTCGACCTTACCCCATCAAATACATATATTCCATCTCTTGATAAGTAAATTATCCCCATAGGTGATGAACACGCAGTATAAGGCGCTGGACAACCAACAAAAGAATAAGGATCGCTTACATACCAGTCTGTTATATATGAGCCGTCTGTGTGGTATTTTTGTATGCTGGTGTTTTTACCTACTATCATTGTTCCCATAAATGTTTCAATAAATGTTATCTCATCTCCGTCATTTGGTCTTATTCTTTCAAAGTCGTCAGGGTCAAAGAAATCTGGGTTACTATCGTCTGAAAAGTAAAGCCTAGAATTATAAGTCGTATTTCCACCTATAAAAAGTCTATCGTTATTTACATTACAGTATTTACCTGTAGGTGGCTGGCAACCATATTTTGATGTTGTTGCCCATAGTGTTTCGCCTGCGAGAGTAGCATCTGACATAGTATCGTTAGCTGTTGTAGTGGTGTTATCTGCTATGGTGGCCATAAGGTAAAAGGTCGTATTAGCCTCACACGCTGCCTTAGAGGCACTTCCTACGTTCCTATACACATATCTTGCTGTTGTCCCTGTAGGGCCTATAGGGATGTCTGTAAGGCTTATATTATATACTGCTGCACCTGTTAGGATAGGGTTACTCCTGGCGTTTGAATAGTAGCCTACTGCACTAGATAAAAACTGCATTTTGTACTGATACCATTTAGCTGCGGTTAGATCTGTGCCTGTGTTGAGTTCAGCAAAAGGCGCACCTAGGTCTGCACATAGCTCATCTGCTGATCTTGCGCCATCTGTGTTAGCTGTAGTGGTAGTTTTCCCATCATATTTGATAGGTCTGTCATATCCATTTGTTCCTATTGCGTTATCCTTAAATGTAGAGAATTTCCATCTCTTACCATCTGTTAGCCCTGAGTCAATAGTTGTTGTACCTGTGCCTGTTGAATCACCTATTTCAAGCGTGGTGCTTGTGGCTATGATAGTCTTAAATGTACCATCACTCTTGTAATAGCGGTGTAGAGCGTTGATCGTGGCAGAACCTGCGTCCCATGCCGTTATTAGGGGTTCTCTTTTTCCCAAAGCACCGTATCTTTTATTGACTCTTACATTTTGAGCCTCTATGCCTTGATTGTCTGGGGTGTTAATAGGTGATATATGGCTATTTAATCCCTTTGAGAAGTCCTGCAACACAAAGAACCTATCTTGTTGTGCTGCGTAAGCAGGGATCGCAAGTATCAAAGCAAGCAAAACAATATATATCTTTTTCATGCTCTCACCGCTGGGCCTCTCATACCCATATCGTATGAATTTGCTATATCTGGTCTTTTGTATAGCTGTATCTTTTTGGCTTCTCTTTCGGTTAGATATTCTTTATATAGCTTGTCTGCATCTACTTCTTTGTTTAGCATAGGCAGTATCTTCCATTTTGCGAAAGCTATAATAGCATAATCAAATATTGACAAGTGTGTCATTTCAACGGTTGAACCGCTAAACGGATAATGCGTATTTGATGTCATATCTACAGACTTTGCTCCGTAATATAGCCATAAACCATTCGATTGAGTTGTATCAGGTGTTGGGGTTAAGGTTATTATGTTGGAGTCTAGAGAGTAATAGATTGGATCACCTTCTGCTAGATTTCTCCAATTAGGTCTATTTTGGTCAAACCATTTGAGAGTCTTTGGATATACCTCTCGCCACTTGCTGCCGTTATACCACCACAAACCCGATTTATCGACTCCTATATAATCGTCTACTTCTATAGATAGATTATATTCGTGGCTACCGTCAGTAACATTAAACTGTTGATTACTCTTTAAACATAGCGTATAAGCTGCTATATCAGCCGCACCTTGATTAAGGGTTAAGTCTAGTATTGTATTGTTTACTACGCTTATCTTAGCCCCTGGGATTGAAGCGCGAGCCAATGTTCTAAGATTTCCTAAATTCATGCCTGCTCCTTTTTAAAAAGTTATCTTTGCCTCTATAATTGCGCCACCTACGCACGCACCAAATGTAGCATTGTCTTGTATGCCTTCAGCGTATACACCAATAGGATATACTGTGATTGATAGTAAATCGTCTAGAGGAAAGTCTATAGGAATATAGTCTCCTATAACTCCTAGTTTCCTGCCTACTAAAATTGCTACTGTATCAAGTTCATCTGAGTCGTATGCTAGTCCACCATCTAGAGTCCAGCCTTCCCATAGTGCATTCCACTTACCCCATGCTTCTACCTTTTCAGTTCTTGCTATTGTAAAAGTGGATACATTTCTAATCTTATTACTATTGTTGTCGCTAGATTCACTATCAAAACAAACTAAAGCACCCTGTTTTAACTCAACATTAAATCCCTCTGCCAAGCATGAACTACATACTGCTAGTGCCACTACAAATAATACTGTAAAACCTATCAATGCCTTCATTTCTTGCCTCCTTTGGTTAAGTTTCTTCTTATGTCTTTAGCCTGCTGTTCGTGCCATACTGCCAACGATACTGGATTTTCTGCCCATAGTCCTTCTAAGATTTGACCAAAAAATGTAGTTATCGGGCCTCGCTGTATTTTTTCAGATGACTTTTCTCCTAATCCCTCGTCACCTTTTTTATCTATATCTCTTCCTATTTTACGCCCATTAACTCTGCTTTGGAATAGCTTGATTACTCCTAATGCAGCATTTCCTTTAAGCCACTGAGTTAGGTTTAAGTCCATTTTTAGCCTCCTCTGGTCTAGTCCTGTTATAGTAACTTTTTACAATATACATTACCATAGGTGTAAACCCTGAAAATAAAGCTAGTAGTACCGCAACTGTCATTAGTTTCATACAAGCTAATACCAAAGAGCCAATAATTACCAGACAGTATGTAGCTGAAAACGCAATCGTCATAAACTTTCTGCCACTCATTGCAATACCTCCTTATCGGTTTCTCTTCTCCTGTTTTTCTCTCTTTCCTCTAAGGCCTCAAACATATTCATTGCTAGTGAGAGTGATGTCATTGCCTCTGCTATATGGTCTTTAATGTGAACGTAATCTCTATTAAGTTGTCTCTTCTCAGCAGACATTAGAATTTTCTTTCTATCATAAATGCATAGTAATCTTGATTGCTTTGTGCTTCAAGAATGCCGTTCGTAAACTTATATCCATATGCCCACTCAGGGTCTTTGCCACTCTCTACGTCTATGTCTCCCCAGCCACACTTAAATATAGCAGTCCAGTCTTTCTTAAACTCCCAACCTACCTGTGCGTGAGCGCCTACTTCATCATCCCAATCCGCTTGTGCTGTGTAGTATTCTCTGAAGTAAGGGTCTAAATAATTTACACCCCCACCTACGTGTAAGTTATAGGGAAGATACCACTTTAAGGTAATGTAGTAATCAAGCATATTTAATCTGCCCATACCTTTGCCTGTATAAGGAGTTTCTACCTGTGTATCGTGTGCTACTACAGTATTAAAGCCTACTCCTAACTCTAAACCCAATTCAAATGGAATCTTTAATTTTTCCCCATTACTTAAAACTGACAATACTGGTATCCATAGTTCAGGTTCAAATGTCTTATTGAGTTCATATCCCACTTCTAGTCTAGGAGATGCGCCCATACCTTCTACGAGATAATCTTGAACGCCCAGCTTTACATTCACGCTATCTGCTGCTGCGTTGGCTACTATAAGCCACGCTGATAAAACTACTAATATTAAAAAAGCTATAAAACCTTTCATCGATTCCTCCTAGTTTACTTTTGCTGCGTTAAGGTCTAGGTTGATCAGAGGCTCTTGCTTATTATCCATTCCATATTCTACTGAACCGTCTGCTGCTTGCTTGATATAGCTTTTTTGCTTTCCTGAGCCCTCTACGCCTACTAATCTCCCCTGATCGTCGTACAAGCCTTTCATAGACGTTGCACAGCCTGTTAAAAATAGACATAAAATACATATCAGTATCCTCATTTGAGAGCCTTTAATATCAGCTTGACATCTGATTGTATTGTTTCAAGGTTTTTATCTAGTCGACTAAGGTCTCCCTTTATATGCTCACTGGTCTGCTCTAGTCGAGCTATTTGAATAGGCATTTTATACTCCTAGTTTAATTCTAATAACCATTATTAAAAGACCTACACAAGTAGATGATAGAATGGTAATCAAGCAAGTAACTACCCAAGTTGGTCTACCCAATAGTCGGTCTTTAATATCCTTTATGTCGTTCTTAATATCACTCATATCTCTTTCAAGAGATACTATTCTTTGCTCATTCTTAGTGCCTTTTACACATCCCTCTGCCATAGTTTGCTCCTTTAGTTATCTACTCTTCTTCCGCATACCCATAAATCTTCAGATAATGAGTAGATAAGTTTTATGGAGTCACTTAATCCCAATGTAAAAACTACTCCTTCTTCTAACGATAAACCATTTCCAGTTTCTAACAATATAGTATTGGTATCACTATTGCCTCTAAGTTCAACCTGTTGTCCGTCATAACCATCTGCTATTTGAGGATTAGCTGTTATATCTACTGCCCCGCCTGAACCCTGTATAACCATTATTGCACTTGTTACTGTAATTCCACCCGCTGCTGTAATGTTAGTAATATCTGACGGGACTTTGATTATGTTGCCATCAGTTTTTAATCCCTTACCTGTTACATAGACATTACCGTTATCATCCATTTCAATCGTAGAAGTATTGTCGCCTTTCGTCATTATTATCTTACCAGTTACGACAAGGTCAGCACGAGCCATAAAAGGCATTAAAAGTATTGCTAATATGATTATTATTTTCTTCATCTATTACTCCTTACGTTTGATTTATCTCTGCTATATTTGCTTTTGCTACTGAGTTTACTTTAGCCATATTGGCTGCTGCTACTCCATTTATCTTATGAGTCCAACCCCCCACTGCTGGTTGTTCTGCTCCGAAGGTAAGTTCATTACCGACAGAATCTATATTGTAATATTCAAACTTAACCCAATCAGCTGTGTGATTAGCGACATTAGCATCTCTTATTCTAACCTCGTCTATTGAACCGTTGAATAGATTTTTTGCACTACCGCCATAATATCTTCCTGCTATAGATGTTCTATCAAGTCCTGATGGTAGGGCATCGCTAACTGTATTTATCGCATAGCCACCAGCATCAAGATAGACAACTCTTGAAGTCGCATTAAGAAATACTGCAGTTCCCAGTTGCCATGTTCCATCAATAGCCCAGTCGGTTGTTGTTCCAACATAATTACCAACTCCCCCGCTGTATTGATGTGCAAGAACATCTTGCTCTGGGGTTGAGTCTCGCATCCAACATCCTATGGTCGAAACTGCATTTGCATCCCCTAGATTAACTACAGCTTGGTCTTGGTCCGTACTTGATGAAAACCAGCAAGTAAACGCTACAGGATAAGCAGTTATTCCAGAGTTATCGGCTCTTGCTAAGTATTCTACTGAAGCACTCGCAAAAGTATAGCAATCACCGACTACACCAGTAGCACCACTCGTTGGAGTATTGTAAGCTGTCATGGTGTTGCCGTTACCAGTTGAATCCGTTAAAGCATTCAAATGCCATACAGCAGCGTAGTCTACCCAAACTGCTGTAGGATTGGCTCCGTCTGCCGTGTCTGTTGATCTCCAATAAATATAAATATCTGTAGCACCTGTACCTACTGTAGTTACATCACTCTTAACCCAAAAGATAGCAGTTACAGCAGAAGCAGCACCACCAGTCCATGCTTGTCGTTCATAAGGTATCTCTGTTGAACCATCGTCCTCGGTAAACCTAATATCAAACCCATCAGCATTAGCGTCAGCCATATCTGAGTCAGCAGCTATCTTAACTAATAAAGGAAAATCAGTTAAGTCTGTACCAACATTAGTTGTTTGAATTGTTATCTTTTTACGCTTATCATATGTTAATGAATCAACTGTCCATGCAGCGTAAGAAGAAACTGTAATAGATAATATTATAAGTACTAAAATTAGTTTTTTTATCATACCACTACCTCTACCAATACGCCCGATGGATTAAAATAAACTGTTGTAGCTGTTAATGCTATACCAACTACCTGTACTTGGTCACCATTTCCAGCTGGTGCGGTCTGTGTCATTGTACCTGCGGTGTTAACATACATTATTCCGCCTACTGTCCAAGTCCATGCTGTATCTGTAATGATACCATTAAGTAAAACATCAACAGTTCCCGTCGTGCCTAAAGCAATACCCATACAAGGCATTGATGTAGTAGCGTTCATATCAGCGTCTACCCAATGACTATCAGTATCTAAATGAAGTAATCCACCTATGCCTACAGTATTTACATCTACTGTCATAGATACTATTATACCAGTTGCTTTATCTGTAGCTGATGGGGTAGGATTAAATTCTAACTTACCATCTGCAGATAAAACTACCTCTGTGAACGAACCAGATGCTGGAGTAGTGCCACCTATTGTAGCATCTACTGTACCTGCGTTAATATCTGCTGTTGTGGCTACTAATGAAGCTATTGTACCTAAAGAAGTTAATGATGAGGCTAATACATCAGCTTTTAATGTTGCACCTGTTAATGTGCCTGCTGCTGCTGTTACTGTTATGGCTTGACTACCGTTGAAGTCTACACCATTTATTGCTCTTGCTGTTTTTAAGGTTTCTGCTGTTGTTGCTGCTCCTGAAGTACATACTGTGTCATCGCCTGTATTGCCACCTGTGTTAGTGCCTGAGGCTGTGCCAGAGAAAGAGTTAGCACCAGCACCTAATGTAAGGGTAGAAGCACCAGCGTTACCTATTAATGTTACTGCACCTGTGTTTACTGTCAAAGCAGTCGTAAGAGTAGCATTGGTTACAGTATCAGCGTTGCCAGCTGTATCGGCTTTTCCCGTGGTATTTTGATTAAGAGGAAAGTCAGTAGTATATACACCATTAGTAACTGTTGCTGCATTACCTGTACAAGTGCTTGATGTTAAAGTATCTGATATTCTGGCATCAATAATCTCACCTGCATCAAAGAAGTCTGTTGCAGAGTCGCCTGAAGTCGCTACTGTATTATCGCCTGTGTTACCCCCTGTGTTAGTTCCTGAGGCTGTGCCAGAGAAAGAGTTAGCACCTGCTCCTAAAGTAAGCACTGAACCTGCTATATTTCCTGTAAGACCGACTGTACCCGTATCTACTGTAAGAGCTGTTGTAAATGTAGCGTTGGTTACCGAATCTGCATTACCTGTTAAAGCACCAGTATATCCCCCCGTTGCGGAATGTGTGCCTGTGGTAGATATATTCTCATCACCAAAACTTATATCTCCACCGCCAGCAGTAATTACCAAATCCCCGTCATCTCCTGCTATGGTGGTTATAGTTACTATACCTGCTGCTGTAGATACTTCTAAATAATCATTAATATCATTAGATGGGGCTAACCTTATTACTCCTTCATTGTTGAATAATCCAGCTGCACCAGCGTCATATTTAATAAGTGCAAAGTAGTTATTATCCGCATCGAAAAAAAACAGAGAAGGAGAATCGCCTACTCCATCGTCTATATTCACAATCCCTGATGAAGTAAGCCCTGTAAAAGTTGCAACTTCTGTTGTATTGAAAACTGCGTTGCCACTTTCGGTAAGGGTATCAGCTTCTAAAGATGTACCTAAATCATACGCATCAATTCCCATATCCGTTGCAACAACTGATCCAAAGGAAGGACTACCAGCGGCATTACCGTGCAAAACAGTAGTGGTTGTTCCTGTATTATCCGCTATGTTGGTAGCTGTAGCAGCCAAAGTACAAGCCCCATTAGCAGCTAAATTACTTATATCGTCCCAATTTATATCATCATCATTTATAGTGTTGTCTGCTAACGAGCCAGCCGTAACTTCTTCTTCATAATCAACATCAGTTAAATTTTCACAGGCTGATATGTTACCCGCACCGTCTGATTCTACTACACCACTTACCGCACCAACAATAGAATCTACCTCTGTTACTGTAAATGTCAAATCAAATGGATCAGCGTCTGAACCTGGGTCAGTATCTGTCCAATCTATATCTATTATTCCACTCTCTATGAATTTAACTTCCTCTGCATCTGAGATTGATACTTCTGTGCCGTCGCTATCCTCTAATATAAATGTACTCATAGTACCACCACCTGCAACTGCTTGCCAAGAGCAAGTGCCATCTCCATCTGCTCTGAGGTAATTAGTATCGGCTACTGGGCCTGTTGAGAGAACTGCTGTACCTTCAGGAGCACCACCAGCAGCTGCTTGAAATGTTGGAGCTGAACCTATACCATTAGAGGTCAACACATGGGTAGCTGTACCTATGGCTATCTCTCCAAAGGCAGTTGTAGTAGAGGCATACGGTATTAGATATTGAGTTCTTGCATAAGTATTTTGGGTGTCTGGTGCTAAGCCTGTGATAGTCAATACAGTATCAGCTTCAATAACATTGTTTGCAGCTGCTAAGGTTTTATTAGTTAAGGTATCTTCTGTGTCTTTGAGGACTACTGTTCCTGTAGCATCAGGTAAAGTAATTGTTTTATCGGGTGTGGTTGGGTCTTCTACTGTGAGAGTTGTTTCAAAGTCATCAGGAGTTGCTCCTTCAAATTCTATATCGCCTTGACTTGTAGTTAAATATAAATCTGTTGCTACTATATCAACAATGGTAAGTGTATCAGTTGTTTTATTATAGGTCATTCCTGCATCGCCAGCAGGAGTATTTGCACCATCGAAGAACATAACGTGGGTATCTGTGCCTGTGATTGCAGCTTGATAATCTGTTCCTGCGGAAGCGGCAGAGAAATTTGCCGACCCATCTGATTTTACTATTCCAGTTACAGCTCCAACAATAGAGTCTACTTCCGTTGCATCAAAAGTGACAGTATCACCACTCTCCGTGATAGTCATTATACCTGTATCAGCAAAAGTAATACCCAATCCCGCAGTAACATTCGCGTCTGGGCAGGTTATGGTATTGATTTCATTACTGGTGCTTCCATCTACTTCTGTTGCTGTAAAAGTAATCGTATCAGCAGATTCAGTAATTCCCATAATACCTGCTTGTGCGAAAGTGATAGCTTGACCTGCTGTAACATTTGTATCGGGAGTGGTAATGGTTGCTGCTGCGTGATGCGCTGAACCGCTGTGGGTTGAATCTACTGTAGGAGTTGCCCAAGAACCCCCCAATTCACCGCCTGGGGTTGTGCCTACGGGTATTTCTGCTGATAAGCTACCATTAGCTGTGCCTACAAGGTAGTCTGCGTCTGTTGGCGCACCACTTGAAAGACTTATGTCATCTAGTATGTCTAAAGCCTGTTGAACGTCTGTTTCGTTTGCTGATAATATACCGTCAAAGTAAGTAGTATCGGTATCGGTATTTTTAGCCTGATCCCCTCTCCATCCCGACTCACAATAGGCTAGTGATGTTATGCCTAACAATAACATTGTTATCAGTAGTCTTTTCATATCTACCTTTTTATAGGCTCTCTTGCTTACTTAATTTAGCCTGTAGTGTGTTTGCTACGCCTGCTCCGCTTACTATCATAAGTCTTGCATATGGCATTGCTACTGGTGATAATGATTCGCTATGCCAATCGGTGTCTGCTAGGTTTGTATGAACAGCACTTGCACTCTCTGGTACTACATAAGCTGCCTCATCTGCGCCTTCTGTAGTCGGCAATTTGTGAGATTGCTGTAAGTCTATTGTTAAATCTACTGCCCCTGCACTACCTGCTTTATAAGCTAATGCAAAATACTCACCTTCTTTAAGACTAAAAGCCTGTGAGTATATTGTTTCTCCTGCTGGTATTGTGATTGTAGTTAGATTCAAAGATGATAATACACTTTGTATATTTGGCCCAATACTACGTCCCATGTTACCCTCCTTATGCTAGGTCTATTTTGCCTAGTTTTAGTTGTATGGTTGTGCTTGCGTGATTGGCGCTTGGAGCACCAAGTCCTGTTATTTTTAGCCTAGCAAATGGTAGTGCTATAGGCTCTAGCTTCTTAAAATGCCAATCCTCGTCCGCTAGAGCTGCTTCTAGGGTTGTTATGCTCTCAGGGACTACATAGGTGTCGTCTGAGGCCTCTTCTGTGTCTGGTCGCTGATGTGATTGCTCTAGTTCTATTTTTAGCTTTACATCACCACCTGATGTTGCTTTGTAGCCTAGCGCAAAGTATTCACCCATTTTAAGGCTCATTGACTTTGTGTAGACTACTGCTGTAGTTTTTACTGGTATCTCTGTTACGTTCGCTATTGTTGGTATAGGGTCTACAAAAGGGCCTATTGACATAATATTTTTAAACCTCCACTTTTATCCTGCTCTTAGTTGTTTTAACACTTTTATTTTAGCGTCTATTCTGCGTTCTTTTAATATAACAAGCCTTTCTTTTTCACCTACCGATATCTCTCGCTCTTTTAGAATCTTCTTAGTCTCAGGAATATCCTTGGTCATCTTTTTTACGGCTTCCTTTTCTATGTCTAGTTTCTTTTGGAGCGCATCTGCTGTTGCAAGCAGTTCATTGGCCTGTTGGAATTTTTCTTTTGCATCTGCTATTACTAATTTAGTATCAGCTTGGTTCTTTTTTAACTCTATTTGAAGTTCTTCAATTTCAGCCATATCATTGCTATTCCTAGTTGCTTGGCTGTTTAGTGCTATTTTATCCGCGTCTAGTTGTGTCTGTGTGTCCTTCTGGCTGGTGTCCTGATCCTCTAGATGTATCGTTTGTTTTACAAGCTGATTGGTTCTGGTTGTATTTTCTTGTTTTTTAATGTTTATATCATGCTCACGCTCGCTTAGTTTGGTATTCTCTATTTCTATATATGATTGATTCTGGGCTTCTTTGTTATCTAGGGATATGGAAGTGCGGACATTCTTATCTTCAAGTATCTGAGCCTTTGATTCCCTGGCCGATACAGATTTTTCTCTCTCTGATATTTCTTTATCTTTTACTCGTAGGATATCTCGTTGTTTATTAACATCGGTACGTTCTGATTCTAACTGCTTTATTTTTGATTCATGCATTGAGTTTAAACTGGTTATTTCTTTATCAAATAATTCGTCTAGTTCTTTTGTTTTTGCTTCTACTGCCTTATTCACGGCTACGCTTATTTCTGATTTTAGCTTATTCTTTCTATGTTGTAAATTGTCTGTCTCTTGTATTAGCTTTCTTAATTCTCCCTTCCCAGGAAGTTTTTCCTTTCCGCCCCATCCTCTTGCCATATTACACCTCATGTCTGGGGAGAGGCTTATGCCCCTCCCCGTTAGATTATTACTTTATGTTTGTGCGCCTGTCCTGGAAGTTTCATTCCAAACAGTTCCATCACTTATGAACGTTATTACATATCTTTCATTCGCTCCATCGGCAAGTGTTAAAGTGCCTGTGGTATTTGCAAGGGTTGTATGAAAAGTCATAATTTCGTCCTGACCTGATGCTGCGGCAGCATCAAATATGATAGTCGCTATGTCACCTGCTGTACCGCCAGCGGAGAATGTTAGCGTACAATTCTCATCATCCGTGTCGATTGTGTAGGTGTATAGAGTGTCTGTTCCTGGAACAACTGTTATCGTCGCTGTTGTGTTTGCTGTGATTACTGTTGTTGCCACAGTTTCCAGAGCGATTGATGATGTTATTGATGGTAATGTAACCGTCTTAGATGAACTTGCAGCATCAGCTACAGCCAATATTGTGAAATAGGCATCATCGGTTGTACCACCCATAGCAAGCGGACTCGCACCTTCAATAACTACGACGCCACCCAAACTTGCGTCAGCATCAAATCTTACTGTCTCTGTTAGAGCCCCAGCTATATCCTGAGTAAATACAAAGTCAGTATCATTAGTTGCTCTTGCTGCTGTAGTCTGAACTATGTCCATCCTTGCGTGTTCTTCTGAGCCTGTAGCATCTTCAGGTCTGAATGAAATTGCCATTCCGTGAAGATCCTCTGCTGTTCCTGTAGCAGTTGCTAAAACTAAAACAGGATGAGCAACAGTAGTCTCAGTTGTATTAGCAGTAAACTGAAGATAATCAGAAGTCGTTGCACTTGAATTTGCAACTATTCTTACTGTCTCTGCTAGTGCGCCTGCTGTCATCTGATTTATTACAACATCTGAATCCTCTGCACCGTTTGTAGATGATGTTGCTACTACGTCAATAGAAGCATGCTCTTCCTCTGTACCTGTACCGTTTTCAAGGTCAAAAGTTAAGCCCGCACCGATACCTGCTGCTGCTGTGCCTGATGTAAAGTGCTGTATATTTGCTATATCAGTAATGCTTGTGTTGGCTGAATCTTCTATTTCTAGATTAACAGTACCCATTGTGGTTACTACACCTGCGTCTGATATTGTGAATCTTGTTAATGGGTCGCCTGGAGTTGTATCATCACAAGCAATTACCAAATCTGTAGTTGTTTGTGTTGAAGTGATTGTCCATTGTTCACCTGCTGCATCACCATCTCCAGCACTAAGTTTCAGAATAGCATCTCCTGAAGCAAGATCGCTCCATACCTCAAGCGTTGTTGCGGCATCATTAGAAGCTACTCTAACTGTATCGTCTGTTGCGTTGCTTATTACTTCTGCTTCTGTGAGAGTAATAGTACCATCTATGATAAGTGTTCCGCCATCTGATACGAATGTATGGTCTGTAACGTCTACTGAACCATAATCTATATCAATAGCACCATAGGCATCGATACCATTCCATAGTACCAATAGTGGTGTAGTGGCATTCTCAACGCCCCAACACATATCAGCATCCATGGTCGAACCATCACCCGCTATTAACATATCGTAGGTATCAAGGTAACCGATATACTGGTCGCCTAAACTTCCATCGAAGAGAAGGTATTTATCTTCTGAGTCTACACCATCACCGATAGTAATAGCTGTTAATGCGGCATTATCTACAATACTGATTCTTTCGTCAGTACCTAGAGTTGAGCCTACGCCCCATGCACAATCGTTGTCTGTGTCATCTCTACCAAAATACCAATCGTCATCATCAGTATCAAATAGGATGTATGTGTCTACCGCGGTGCCTGCTCCAAGT